ATGTTATTCATATCCATATCAGTCAAAATACTAAGTTTTTTTAATGCTTTGTGGCCGAAACGCACTTCTCTCGGTCTGTCCAAATTTAGCATAACTGTAGGATTTCTTTCATCTGTTTGGGCTGAAATATTTTTCTTTGCGATACTCGCCATGTTTTATCCTCCTAGTTATTAAGCCGGAGCGCTCAGCGTTGGCTTTCCTGAAATTTTTAAAGTTGCTTCAAAGCTAATTAAATCCTCTAAATCCACTGATGTTCCAAAAGCTGTAACAATAGCCGTAAATGTCCATTTTGTTCCGGTTGTAGCCGCTTTATCAGGGAATTCGATTGTATAAGATGCACTTGCGCCGCTTTCGAAATCAACCATCATAGTATTGTGGCTCGCATATGCAAAGTGCCCAGAAATACTAACCTCTCCGGCATCTTTCAGCCCATTAATAAAAGTACGATACCCTCCTACAGTATCAAGCGTGGTAGTTTCCACAGTGTCCATTGAAACAGAAACACCGTCAATACTGGTTAATTCAGCTACGGTTGTAGTTCCTTTTTTCAGGGTTGTACCCATAGAAGCAACTGGCATTATGTTCAACTCACTTTCTGCTTTTGTGGTAAAAAGTCTGATAGTTTCTATTTCTGAATTGCCGAAATCGGAATAGCTGTCTTCTGCTATCACTTGATAAGTAGCATCAACATTTCGGCTGTAATTTGTAATATCGATTACAGCTAAATCACTTGTAGCTGAACTGGCCACCCACGCTTTCCAAGCACCGTTTACATAAACACTTGCGCCTATGTAATCCGTAATATTTGGTCGAGTGAAGTTAATAGTCAGTTGATTATCTGCTGTTTGCTCTGCGCTTACATTTAGCGGCGGTGGCGGCGGTTTGATTCTATCTACTGAATCCGTTCTATTGTGGTCAACTTTGTTTTCACCATGCGATAAGCCATGTTGGTCCGCATCGGCCAAAACTGCATATTGCCATAATGCATAAGTTGTCCAACCGCCTAAATTAGCGGGCGCGTTCGTATCAATCGTATTGTTGGGATAATACTCGTCATATTCCGCGAGCCACAAAGGCATATTTTTAAGCGGGTCTAGCTGAGCCGCTGTTAATCCTAGCTGAGTGGGGTCGGTTAAAAAATAACGATTGCTGTAAAATCCTAGTCGTCTTTTAGTTGTGGTGTAAAAGCGGTCACGAAATCGAGCAACCCAATCACGAACTTGTAAGCCTGTTAAGGTATACATAGGGCGTTGAGGCGTTGTTGTTCCCCACGCTTCGCAATCAAGCATCGGAATTAAATCGCCGCAATTATTTGAGCCGTAAGCTTGGTAAAGATGGCTGATAAACTGGTCACACTGAAAATCACATTCCGCTTCCCCGCCCGCGCCTAACGCTTGGGTAGGTGTGCAAAAATAATACGCTCCGCTTGGCACGTTATAGCTTTTGGCCAAGTTCACCCGCTCTATGAATTTAGGGTCGGGACTACCGGACGTACCATAAGAACGAAGATAAATGTAATTTGGATAATCTGCAAAAAGGTCAGCCGCATTAGTAATCGTTTGATACTCTGATAAATCAAGGCCAAATATATTTGCGCTTCCTCTAGTTTGCATTTAGCCGCCTCCTAGAAACGCACTCGAATATCGAATGAAGCCCGTTCGTAGCCAAGTTCGTTATCATGTGCTTCTTCGGGTTCATCGTAAGTAAAACTCTTGATAAAAGGACCATCAATACCGATTGACCGCCCTTGAAATGTTGATAATTTAGCTATAACCGCTGTTTGCATAAGCTTTAACGTATCGTAATTTTCTGTCACTAAATGAATTTCGGCTGTAACTTCTCCAACGGCTGAAAAGCCAGTTAAGGTCTGAATCTTCTTCCCGTTACTAGAGCCAAAAACAATAAAAGGCGGCTCTGTCCCTTCGGTGGCTGTTAGAGGGAATACTCTTTCCTCTAAGCCTGTAATCATCATTAATTCGTGCCTAAGCGCTTCTTCGAAATTCATTGTTTCACCTCAATAACTTATCGACTTCTTGATTTAATGTTTTAACTACAATTTGTAAGGAACTGTTTTGATTTCTTTGAATCGCATCACTTACGAAATGATAATTCTTTGTTCTTGTGTGTCCCTTTGGGCCTTTAAAGCCATATTCAACCGAAATTGGATAATAGCCATAATCTTTTTCGCCGCCATACAAGCCCACTCTAACAATTTGTTTGCCTTTAAAAACATCTGCAAATTTAGGGTTGAACCAAACACGATAAACGGATTTCGTTCGTCTTTTTCCCTTTTCCATTTTGCGGTAGATACTCTTTTTAAGCGTGCCTTTAGTTGTCTTGTTACTTACAGGCGCGGCCGCTCTAACGTCTTTAAGGATTGGGTCTGAGCCAAGTTTAGCCGCTTTGGTTAAACTCTTTTTCGGGAACTTTTGGCCCAAACGGTCAAATTGACGTTGTAATTGTTCCAAGCCATGAACTTGTACTCGAATCGAACCTGAACGAATTTCAGCCATAAACTAACCTCCTGTTGGTAAAGGTTTTCGTTCTTTGCAAAGTAGCTGTAATTCAAGATTTCTTTCTTGAAAGTTAATAGGCGGTGAAACAATGTCAAATACTCGATTTCCAAACAAAATCCGCATTTCTGAATCCACTCCCGTTATATAACGGATATGGACCCTGTGCGAAATTTCGCCTTGAATGACGTATTGGCCCTGAACGTCTCGGCCGGAATTGGGGAAGATGCCCGCTTTGGTTATAAAGGCATCTACCCATTCCGAAGTAACTTCACCGTAACTATTCTGAGTTTCAGCCATTCTTTGAAATGTGACCTTGTGCCTATATTTGCCCGCGTTAATTCGGTAAATTGTCATAAAATCACCTACAATAAATTGACTGAATGAATGTTCAGAATTGCTTCAACTACCGGACTATTCTTGGCCGCTTCTACGTTATAGGCTCTATTGTCGTATAACTCTGACGCAAGCACGTATAAGGCCATTGTTAAATCCTCGTAGCTGTCTAAATTAGGTGTTACTGTAATATCAGCCGAAATGCCTGTATGAGCCGAAATATAGGCTCTGCAAGCCGTTAGGATGGTAGTAAGAAGGGTATCATCATCGTCATGAAAGACGTTCAGATACCCCTTTAGGTTTGCTATTGTAACTTCACTGATTTTCATATCATCACTACTTAGTAGTTTTATTTGTAGCTTGCTTAGCTTCTTGCGCCGCTTTTTGTTCTTGCTGTTGAACTTTTTGCTGTTCAGCTAAAAATTCAGTAGCATGAGATTCAGTAGCGTTTTGAGCCTGTTGTTGCGCTTCCTGATTAGCTTGTTGTTGTTTCTGTAAAGATTGTTCATGTTGAGTTTGAGCCGCAGTAGCCGCTTCTTTGTTAGCTTGTTCTTGCGCTTGGCCTACTTGTTCAACCGATTGATTATGAGCCTTAAATGGATTCATTTGCTCTACATTCGTTGTGTTGATGTTCGTAGCTTCTCTTGCGGAAGACACCTTTTCAACATAACCCGCATTTTTAAGAGCGGTGTATGTAGCATTGTCGCCCACTGTGAAAACTTCGCCCTCAGCACGATTACCCACTAAGTCATGGAAAAAATTCATTTTAGCTTTAACTTCCATAGTCATGTTTCACCCCTTTCAAATTTACCCTTATAGGTTGCTCTATTTCAGCCAAAAGTTACGCTAATTTTAGTACAGCGATTTTTTGGTCTTCGATTACGCGGCTGTCCATTTCAACATATCCGCAAATTCCTAAACCATGGGACGTTGCATATAATTCATTCAAGATTTGTGTCTCAATTTGTTGGGCGTGCTTCACATACATACCGCTTAGGTCACCATAAGCAAGAACTTTTTGGCCAGTAGTCATTGTAGACGGAGTATTTTGGCTGACATATACAGGACGGCCAAGGATGGACCACCCGAACGGAGAAGAAATGTCGTTGTTCAATAATGGATAGCCTTGTGTATCTTTCAGCTTGCGTAAAGATGTAAATAACGGCTTACTCATTAACCACACCGCATCATTTTGGAATTGTTCAGGGATAGCCAGTTGAGTGCTGATAAGGTCATCGAGCGTTACGGCTGTAGCACCCGCCGCAGTTACAGAAGTAACGTTGGTGTCAACGAAAAGTCCTGTCATAGCTGTAGTGCCTACACCAGTTTGTAATTCTTTTTCAATAAAGTTAGCCATGCTCTGAGCCATACAATTCACGATGAATTGAGGTAAATCGAAATCACTACGATTCATCAACGAACGACTGATAGTAACCAAAGAACCCGCAATGAAGTTCTGCAATTTTAGAGTTGAGAATGTGCCGTTTTGGGCTGTAAGAGCCGTCATATCAGCTACATAGTTTGTTTGGATAGTGTACTGGTCGAATTTTGGGAAGACCAAATCCCCTCCTACGTTAAATACCGTAGAACGTTGGTATATCGGACTTAATTCGCGAACTTTAGTTAAGATTCTATTGGCGATTTCAGTTGGTATAATCGCTCCGTTACCGGCCACATCAAGCGCGCGGCTTTCGCCTTTAATAAAGCGAACGAACTTATCTTCGGCATCTAACATACGTTGTTCTGCTTCGGGATTCTTTGCCGCTTGAGTTTCAGCCGATTTCATTTGCTCGGCTTGGCTTTCAGCCGACATTGTTTTGTCGATAGCTGTAATTTCTTCGCGGATAGCATTAAAACGCGTATCTTCTTCGCCTGTCATTGCGCGAGTTTCGGTTTTAGCTGAGTTAATAAGACCTTCCATTTCGGTCATTAAATTATTGCGCTTCTCCAACAATGTAGGCATAGCGCGAGTTTCTAATTTGCGGTGCATTGTAGCAACGCTTTGAGTACCGTATTTCATTTATGCGGAAACCCCTTTCAATTTTAGGAATTCGATTTCTTTTTCAAAACTTGAAAAGTCAGGTGCTTCCCGCTTTTCTTCTTGCTTAGGTTCTGTTTTTGGCTCGGAATTATCCTCGAACTTGGCTGAAAATTCCATTCCGCGTGTCTCGGCTACAATAGATTTGTCACCC